TACTGGTGCCATTACCACCATATCGAGCGCTTAGACTGTTCCACTTGTTACGCCATTTGCCAATAGCCTGCCCGACCGTCATGCCCTCCATGGCATTGTTTTTCACAATGTCATTGGCATTCTTTGGATCGTATTTACGTACAACATCGATCAGCTTTGCATTCGGATCTGCTTTTAGTACGGCAGACGCTCCACCTGGTCCAAGTAAATGCCCTAAATAATGCTCATGCGGTTGTAGCTCACGGCCAATGCTTTTCTTGATATGGCTTTCTGCCTGCTTCATGTGCTTGAAGCCGATGCGGATCTGCTCATCAATATTAGATCGATCACCACCACCCAAGTTGCTCCAGGACTTATCCAGTACCTGAAATAAACCGTGTGCAGTAGATGTTGGATTCTTGGCTGTATGGCTGAATGAACCACCTGTTTCAATATGGGCAATGGTTAAAGCTACATTTGGAGGAATCCCGGCCTGTTGTGCTTTGCGTGCAATCGTTTTGGCATTGGTTGGTAGAGCCATAGTGTCGTAATTGACTGGCTTCTGTTTGTCCTCACCCTTAACCGGATGCACCACATTTACCGGTCGACCCATGCGAACTGCTTCAGTTGCCGCATCCATATTTTTATAGTGATTATTCTGCTGCACCGGATTGGCTGGCTTCACTGGTGCCAGTGTTTCTTCAAACTCCAATTCATTTAAAACCAGTGCTGCCTGTTGCTGTTCTGGTGTGACATCGGGATTATTTAAATACTTGCCTGCGCCACGTGCTGCACCAAAGAACAAAGTGTTTAGCAAGATATCGGTTGTCACCGATTCTGCATTTACTTCGTATTTTTTCGCCTGTTTGTCGTAGCTTTCAGATTCCAGTATTGCGCCTGATGCCGCTTGGCCACCTTGTGATAATGCAGTAGCACCACCAATGGAAAGCAGACCATCTTTAACGATGCCACCTGTACCTTTAAAGCCGTAAGACATCGGCAAAGCAGTCGATACCGCCGCCACAGCACCATCTGTCAAAGCCACTTTTGCAGCCGTTTCGCTGTCCACGCCGTCACGGGTCAAGTCACCATAGACATAATTGGTTTCAGATGCACCGGTGACAGCTGCTGCACCACCTACACCACCAACGGCGCTACCCAATGCTGCACGTGTAGCATAGTCGCCCAGGCTAAATGCAATGTTGCCAATCGTGCCAGTGTTCTCTTTGTCTTGCAGATAATCAATTGATTCATAGACCAGGTCGGCACGTGCCTTTTGCTTGTTTTCCTTGTAGGCAGAATATGGCTCGCTAAATTCCTCCTTACCTACATCATCCAAGGAATATGAAACACGGTCCACAACGGCATCAATCGGCGCAGCGATCGCATCACCGACTTTGGCAAAGCCTGCCC